GCCGGAGGTAGCCCCGTACTAGATTAAATCTTGAACCTGTGGAAGAAGCAGGAAAAGTAAAGTATAAAATCCTGTATAAATTGTTAAGAAGAATGGGAAATAATTGTTCGATTGGGAAGATGGTTCTTAGTAAGTCTCGGGTTTCGAAAACTTTTTATTGGGAGTGGTGTGGTGATCATGATTTGTCTTCTTGTATGTGTGATTTGCGATGGAGTATAATATCATCCAAGGCCCTACACTTGTCGAAGGACTTGCGTATGGGTGTGGTTGCACGTAAAAGTAGAGGCATGCGTTTGACTGATGTAGAGATGTTTGCGCATATGATAATTATGTTGGATGTTACATTGATACGTATTGGTGATTTGTTCCAGCCAAGAGTTACACCTTATCCACAGGATAAGATTCTTGGCATGTTGGTAGCTGTCCAATCTTCACCTAATATGCAGAAGATACCTCCTATGCTTCCTTTTAATCGTTTTCCTCGAGGAAATGAGTTGGCGCCTGTTCATAAGACTATACAGAGACTTGTTATGTATTGGGACGTTATGTTTGCTCGTAAGTCTCTGGGTATGTTTATTGACACTCCAAATGTTTCTTCTCCTTTTAATATTTGGTATTTTCGAACTAAAATATGGCAGAGGTCACGTATTCCAGGTATTGGTTCTCCTGGTTATGGTTATGATGAGACTAAGCCTTCTAGACTTTTTGATCGAGTTTTGCAGACTCGATCACTTTGGAATAAAGTTTTTGGAGGACAGATTCATAATGGATCTTTTTTGTCTTATTCTACTATGACCACCTCTGGTCTTACTTCAAGGAAGTTATCGTTAGCCGACTCTAAGATGTGTCGGGAAGTTGATCTGCCTTATGTAGAAAAAAATCTTCTGTCAGCTTACACACAACGTGCCTGCAAGTTGATAGGTCAAGTTCTTGGTGTGGAGCATTTGTATCGTTCTCAGGGCTGGTCATGGGATGCGGGTAAGCATTTGTTCTCTTATCGTTCTTCATCTTCTGCTGGTTTGCGACCAGGTCCCACTTTGACTAAATCTTTTAATGGAGAGGTTTATACTGCCACTGTAAATGGTTCTAAGGGAGTGCAAATGGAGTATACCTTGGAGGTTTTATCTGCTGCTATTCAGAAATGTAACTCATGTGGTGTGTTGAAGTTGCCCCAGACATTGACAAAGGTCGATATGAAGATGGAGGTCTTCAATAGCTATGGTTTGTCTGGTCCTGATATGCAAGCTTTGGCTGATAAGGTGCGATATATTTGGCCTTGTGAGACCATGGAGTTTGTGGTTGCGAATGCTGTTCTTGGATATCGGCAGAAGGTTGAGAGAGGGAAGCATATAAAGATAGGCATGGTGATGGCTCATGGAGGTGCTTGGAAATTAGCTAAGGATTTGCATTATGATAGTCCCGATCACTTCTGGATATGGGGTGATATTTCTGGCTTTGATTTTAGTATAATGCGCTTTTTATTAAATATTTATTCAATGCAGAATTTGCGGTATTTTGATCCTTCTAAGTTTGTATCGCCTCAGCAATGGAATACCTTTCTTCAATTGAACCGTTGGTGTGCTCATACTTTGGGATGGAAGGTTGTTCGGAAGATAAATGGTGAATGGGTTATTCTTGAAGGTTCTATGGGATCTGGTCGTGTAGAGACCTCCCATGGAGATTCGTGGATCTTTGAGTTTTTGTTCCTTTTATGGATTGTTGTTCTTTCGGATACGGTGGAGGGTGGCCAAGAACTATTGTTGGATGTTCTTACCCATCTAGCTATAAAGGTAGTTTTTGGCGATGATTTTGTTATTGCTATGCTTAAGAAGTATAAACACTTTGCTAATTTTTCCGCTTATAAGATTTTTCTTTCTCGCTTTGGCCTTAGCTTTAAGGAGGGTGGCGATGTTGAGCGTTTTGATACCGTTCTTCGTCCAGATATGTCTATCTCCGTACCTGGTGTTAAATTTTTGCAGGTTTTTTTTGTTCGTCAGGGTCAAGTGTTGGCTTTTCCTGATGATACTTTGCCGGAGATCTTGCCCTTTAAGGATTCGGATCGTTTGATGTTGCGCTCAATATATGGGAATGGGGAGGCTCGTTCCTTAATGGATTATGCAGTTTCTATGGTAGGAATTGTTTGGGCGTCTTTTGGAACTAATAGGTTGGTTTATGACTATTGTAGTTTCATGTATGTCCAGATTTTGCGTGATTTGCGCTTGTCTGGTACAGATTGGATAAGGAGCTATTTATTGATGGCAAAGAAAGGAGTCATAGATGGTATTTTGCGTAAGTCGCGTATAGATGTTGATCAGTTAAGTAAAGGTTTTCCTACCCTTCCACATCTTTTATCCATGAATGTTTTTGAGGAGGGTTTTCATTTCCCGTCCCACTCTGAAAATGAGTTTTTAATTTAGGTTTTGAAGTTGATTCTACGGAAATTCGGTAATCATTTCCACCAG